TTTCTTGAAGATCTTTATCAGGAACTGATTTTTCAATTGTACTAAATAAGATTTTTGCGAGAGGTGCGACAGCTCCTAACATTTGAATCATTGTTTAATACCACTTAGCTGATCTTTTTTTCTCTGGTAATATACTTCCTTGACCTTGAACAACTTCAATTTGAGTTTCATTTGGTTTTGACATCTCAACATCAACTCCACCAACTAAATATCCTTCTGAATTTGTAAATTTTGAATGATTAACTTCTTTTGCAGATGAAGCTGGAGAAAAAGTTCTAACTGAATTAGCTAAACCACCCACTGCCATTTGTTTTCTAGACGTACCTGCTTTAGATAAAGCAATAGCAATTGCTTGTTTAGGATTTTTTACTTTTTTAGAAGATTGACCAATGTTAAGTTCACCTTTTTTGAACTCTCTCATTACTTTACCAATTTTATTTTGTTTTAAATTCATTTTCATAGCCATACGTATACTCCTTTTATGTTATTTAACAATAATTATTGTATTTTCTTATTCATATCAGAAAATTGTTGTTTTGCAATTGAAGTTGCAGCTCTTAATTCAGCTAAATCTTCATTTTGTTGCAGTTTTTCTTGTGTATTCATCTGATTCATCATAGCTCTCATCTTATCTAAATTAATTCTTTGCTCACCTTCTTGTTTTTTTCTATAGTTTTCTTGAGCTTGTAAGTCTAACTCTCTTGCTTTTAATGCAGCAATAGGATCGTTATCAAATTGTGATGTAATTTTCTTTTCTTCATCCATAAATTCACCCATCATCTCAGCAATCAATATTGCTTTTCTAGATTCTAGTTTCATTTGGAACTGTTGAACCTGTGCTTGCATCTGTGGATCCTGTAAAGCTTGTGGATTTTGAGACATCATTTGTATTTGTTGTAATTCTTGTGCAAATTCTAACTCAACTTGTTCTAAAGCCATTAAAGAAATATGTTCAAATATATTTTTCTCTAATGATCCAACTATCATAGGATTATTTTTTGCAATGTTAGTAGACATAAAACTTAAATGAGAAGTTATATGTGCTCTATGATCTTGTCCTCTGAATGCTTGGAATGGTTGTCCACCTAATGCATCAATGTGTTCTAATGCAGGATCTTTAGGCATTGGTCTTGCAGGTTGTATTAAAATTTTATCAATATCTTTTACACCTAATGCTTCATACATCTTTCTATAAATTTCATACAGATTATGAATTTGTGGATTAGATTGTGCTAGTTGTAATTCAGTTTGTGCTAAACTAATTCTTTGTGTTTGTGAAAATATATTTGGATCAGCAACTGGGACGATATCTATTCTATCATCAAAGTCTGCTTGTTTGATATTTTTTTCTCCACCTACAACATCGTATGGATATTCCTCAGGTAGATATAATTTAAATACTCTAGATAATAATTTGAATTCTTGTTTTAATGATGAATATAATCTTTTATGAATAGCAGACATTGTTCTGCTTCCTCTTTCAAGTAAAGCTACAGTTGTACCAACAGCTGCTTGTTGATTACCATCACCTACTTGCATATCAGCAATAGATGCAAATCTTTGACCGGCAGAAACAACTACACCCATTAATTGTAATAAAGTTTGAGAAGGTTCTTTGTATGGTAAAGTCATAAATGCATCTCTAAGGTTTCCCCCAGGAGCATCTACATCTCTCCATTCACCTGGCTGAATAGATTGAGCATCATCTCTAATTCTAATACCACGCATTTTAAATCCTGCTGGTAAATTAGATAAAGTTCCTGCATCAATTAATTGTCTAAGTGCAGAAGTTGCAGTTCTAGATAATCCACCAATCATGTGAATTAATCCAAAGCCATAAAATCCTAAGCCTGGTAAGAATTTGAAATGAACAAAGTATTGAATCTTATTTTTTTTAGGATCAGCTATTTCGTAGTTTCTACGAATAGATAGAATTTCACGAGAGCCTTCTTCTATCGTCACGATATAAGGAAGTTTAATTCCAGTCATTTCCCCATTGGGATCACGATCTTCAAAGCCCTCGAGATCTAAGTTTACATGACATTCAATAATTGTAAAGATATCTTCGTAGCCTGATTTAGATACACCTTCAATTTCTCTTTCTTTTGATTTTACATCATCTGCTTCTGTTGTTGAATCATCACTTGGAAATAGGTCTATGTCTCTATAGAAACCACCTACTTGTTGTTTTCTTAATTCATTTGCAGACATTTTAATTGTATGCATTATAGCTTCTGCATCATCTAATGATGTTGCTGAATAAGGAACAACTAAATCTTCTGCAGGTACAAATTTAGATACAGCTCTTCCAAGTATATCATCATAATAAACTTTTTTAAAAGTAGATCCTGATAATGGTAAATAAAATAACATTTGGTCAAACTCTGGTTCATATTCTTTCATGACATCCATAATTTGATAGTTCATAAAATCTTTAACACGAGTTGCTTGATCTTCTTTTTCTCTGTTTGAGTTTCCAATAATTTGAGTTCTAACCGGTCCATCTGCTGGTAATAATTCTTTGTAAGCTAATGCTTGAAATTGTGTAACTGCTTCTGCAAGTACAGGATGTGTTGCACCCGATGCACCTTGAAATGGTTCTGTTCTTTGATCATATTTAAATCCTAATAGATCTAAACCTTGTGTATATGTTTGTTCCCAATCTTGCCTTGAATTTTTATAGTCTAAAAAGTTTTGATAAAGTTCTGAACCTAATTGTCCTAAAATATCTTCTGGTAATAATTCTGCTAAATTGTCAAAGTGATTTACACTTTCTCCCTGGCTAAAGGCACCTGGGTCAAAATTAATTTCAACTCCACCATCAGCTGTCGGAGTTATTTCAGTGTTCTCTACACTTGGAATAGACTCTTCAACATTTACAATCTCTTCTGCTGCAGTTGCTGGATCTTCTATCTCAATTGTATTTCTAACTTCGTTTGGTAATGCTTTGTCTATTGTTGCCATTTAATTTCTCCGAGTTTACTATCTTAACCTTATTATATGAAACATTCAAGCCCTGAGGGTTTGGTCCCGATTTAGGTGGTATAGTTCTTGTTAATCTTTTCATTAAACTGGTAATCCCAGATTAACTCTTAATCTTCTCATATATGCATCCATAGTTGGATTGCCTGTGTCTGGATTATATGTTGGTGCATATGCTTGTATAGTTCCAATTCCCCCACCACCAGATGGACTTTGTGATGGACCACTTTGAACTGAAGATGCTTCTTGAGTATCATCACTTGGACCTGTTACTCCTCTATTAGCTGCACTAACTGCATTGCTGATTGCTTGAGCAGCAAAACCTGCAACTGGTCCCATTGCAATTCCTATTGCTGTTGCGACTGGATTATTAACTGCATTTTGAACTGCATTTTGAACTGCATTAGAAATAGTACCCATTACTCCTGTAGTCGCTGCGTTTGCTGCGTTTGATGCTTCGGCTTCTGCTGCTGCATCTGGTCCTATACCGAAACCTGCATCAGAAGGTCCTACAGAACCTACTCCTCCGTGTCCTGTTCCATCATCCGATCCTCCGGGGCCACTATCTCCTGGACCTCCTGGTCCTCCATGTCCAGATCCATCGTCTGATCCTCCTGGACCACTATCTCCTTCTCCTGATGAATCTCCATCTCCACTTGAATCCCCATCTCCACTTGAAGATCCATCTCCAGATGATCCATCTCCACCAGAAGATCCATCTCCACCGGATCCACCGTCTCCACCGCTTTCAAATTTTTTTCTTTTAGTTTCACCTAAGATATATTTTATTTCTTTTTCAGAAAGACCTAAGCCTTTCAAATGTTTTGAAAAATCTTTATCGTTGTAATTAACGCTTTTATCAATCATATTAATAATATGTTCTATTTACTCTTGGAGTAACTTCATCTTTATAGTCTTCTGGATGAGAAATCAACCCACCTTGTCTAAATCTCATTAAGGCTTGAGTAGTAGAATCTACTAAATCGTCATTATCTCCATGTGGAAATGCAGCACATTCTTCAATAACTTCTTGTGCAAATTGTTTACTTTTTGGTGCCCATATCTTTCCAGATTCAAATAGAGGTGCAACAGCATTAACTCTTGCATGTTTATCATTACCTTTTGATGGTGTGTAATTTACAACGGGTATTCCCATTTGTCTTAACTCATAAGTAAGTGGTAATCCTGATGCTTTAGCTTCTACTAAAACAGTCTCAGGTTTCCAGTATAAATATTGTTCGTGAGCCAGGCGCCTTAGTTCAGGTAACTCTACACGCTTCTTTATTGAATCTAGCAATATT